ATAAAATCAAGCACAATCATTAACAAAGTGGCCAAAGTTTTATCCACGAGAGGTCACTATGTACAAGACAATACTATCACTAATTTTTGGAGCATTACTCTTAATGAGTACTGTTGCCGTGTCGGAGCAGACACCAGAAACACCTAATACTATAGAACCATTACAACCTGAACAGGAACAAATGGCAAAATTATATTGGATGTCAATGCCAGTTATTTGTGGGGAACAGGCACACGTTGAAGAGTATTTAAAACATCATAAATTTCTAATGGCTAATATGTCAGTTGGAAAAGAGAACGCAAAACCTGAAAATAAAATTGTCTATTACGTTTCTTACTGGATATCAGAAGACTTTACTCAATCAATAGCAGTAGTAACTAATATGGCAGGTACAGAATCTTGTATGATGTATAAGTCATTTGGTTTACAATGGACTGATCCACCAAGATTAGGAAAAGATTTATAATGAATTTGACGTTGAAGAATAGATAATAACTAGTGAGGACGTGGGTGCGATTCCCACCACCTCCACCAATTCAAAACACATATAATAATGTGCTTTAAGGGGGTGAGTTAGATTCGACTACTACTAAAACTATTTGGAGTTAAATCGCTGATAGCGTACTATCAAAACTATAAAAGCAAACGAAAGTTTAGCTCTTGCTGCCTAGTTACTAGGCAAACGGCGTTGTGTAGTACGTGGCAACAGAAACTACACACTTTACATTTATAAGAAAATATGTTATAGTAACACAATGAACTCAAAAGAATTTTCACTAATTATAGAGGACATAGTAAAGAAGCATAAAGAACTATCATATGTGGATGCTATTGTTAAATATTGTGATGAAAATAATATTGAAATTGAAACTACAGCACGTCTAATTACAAAACAACTCAAAGAAAAAATACAACATCAATCAGCACAATTAAACCTGTTAAAAGGTGGTAAACCTGGAATGTTGCCATAATGAAGAAGTATAAAACATATCAAGCATTTAAAGAGTCATTACTAGGGTTTAACTTACCTGATTTGTCTTTAGATATAAATGGTCTTAAAAGAACTTCTTTACCTACAAGTGATACAATACCAGGTGCGTGTGTAAAAAGAACTATACCTAAAGTTACATTACCTGAAGGCAAGACAATTGGTTTAGCATATAATAAAGGTAATTATCAAGTTGTAGATAAATCAGATTTTGAAACTATGGGAAGAAAGATATAATGAATATAGAAATTATTGATAAATTAGGTAGTGACCTATCAGTAGTAAATGCTGCTAGAGTATCATTTGCTAAAAGAAAAGATATACTTGATGAAAAAGATGACAAGTTAATTAAGTATTTGGCGAAGTGGGGACATTGGTCACCATTTGCTCACGCCTTTTTATCATTTAGAATTAAGGCACCTGTATTTGTTGCAAGACAATTAGTTAAACATCAAGTAGGTTTAGCTTGGAATGAAGTAAGCAGACGATATGTTTCAGATAAACCAGAGTTTTATATACCATTTATGTGGAGAAAGAAACCAGAAGAGAGTATTAAACAAGGTTCAAGTGATGAAGAAATTGAATATGATATTATGCATTTAATAAATGTTGCTAAAGAAACTTATAATGATATGTTAGAGGAAGGTATTGCGCCAGAAATGGCACGTATGGTATTACCTCAATGTATGATGACCGAGTGGATATGGTCAGGTAGTGTATATGCCTTTAGTAGAGTTTGTAATTTAAGAAATAAGGGTAATGCTCAAGCAGAAACTAGAATGGTCACTCTTCAAATATCAAAGCATATGAAAGACCACTTCCCTATTTGCTACAAGTATTTGCTTGACAAATAGCAAGTATTGATGTATAATGAGAGATTATGAATATATTTTACCTAGATAAAGACGTTAATAAATCAGCAGAATATCACAACGATAAGCATTGTGTTAAAATGATACTAGAGTATGCTCAATTACTATGTACTGCTCATTGGGAATTAGATGTATCAAATACAGTAATGAATAATCCTTTAGGGTTGTATAGACCTACACATAAAAATCATCCAAGTGCTATATGGGTTAGAAAATCAAAAGCGAACTACGAATACTTGTATAGATTATTTAATGCTCTATGTAATGAGTACACACATAGATATGGCAAGACACATTTAACATATAAAAAATTACATAACGTTTTAGCCACACCACCACAAAATATACCAGATAAAGAATTTACAGAACCAACACCAGCTATGCCAAAAGATGTTAGGAATAGTGATAGTCTAAAAGCGTATAGAGATTATTATAAGAAATACAAATCACATCTTGCAGTATGGACTAAAAGAGATACGCCTAGTTGGTATTAATATGGCATATGGTGGCTTTGATGTATATAAAATATATCTAGGTGTTAAGTTGCATTTTACAACAGACACCTACGACTATTATAAATATAGTGGAAAGGTAAATGCAACATTGGATTCATTTACTAAAAGAAAAGATAGATACTTCTTCTACAAGTTATCTACAAGATATAGTCCAAGTGAAGTGCTTGAATTCTTTGTAAGTAATTTTGTTGACGATAGTAAGAAATGGATTGGTAACTTATTAAATGACGATGGACACAAAACCTACCTCAATTACAGAAAATATTTTGAGTCTTTTGACTACAGTTTACGAAACAGTATTAATAGTATTGTTTATGACTTTAGCAGGAGGGGCATTTCTTTTGATAATGGTTTCAGCGTGGTTAATGGGCAACATCCAAGAATGCTACGCTTACTTATTCAAAGGAGAGTTAATTTCCCAACCGCCATCATACTCGACTCGGTTCTTAATTTTATTAAAAACTGGGATAAACAAATTACGGAAAAAGTTGTGTGGCCTGATATGTCCAGAAAACTCAAAAAAATGAAACCATTTATATCATTTAATAGAACTAAAGCAAAATTAATAATGAAGGAGATTATAACTAGTGAACTCAAATCTTGAAAAGAAAATAAACGGCACGTGGACTATACAAGAAATATTAGAAGCAATGGAGGTAATATTAAATGGAAGAGTTAAGTAGAACATATGAAGTCATAGATAACTTCTTACAACCAAAGGTGTTTGATAAGATAAAGAAAACAATAATGGGTAATTACTTTCCTTGGTTTCATTATGATGAAATTGTAAGAGAGAACGAACATAAAAAAGATTTAACATTTTATTCAATGCATATGTTATATGATAATGACAGACCAACATTTCAGAATTCTTTTGAACTAATGGATCCAGTCTTGGGTGAGTTAATGAAACTTGATGACCCTAGATTTCGTATGAATACTTTAATAAGAGTAAAAATTAATAACTATCCAAATCAAGGTACATTTAGAGAACATACTAAGCATACAGATTGGCCGAGTAAGGGTGGTTTAAACCGTAAGGCGTGTTTATTTGCTATAAACACTTGCGATGGATATACCAAGATAGATAATGGAAAAGATTCAGTTAAAATTGATAGTAAAGAAAATAGAGCAATATTATTTGATCCAAGTATTCCTCATTGCAGTACAAATACAACAAATGATACAAGGAGAGTTAATATAAACTTTAACTATTTTTAATGGAACATATAGTAATAGACAATTTTTTAGATAAGAAAGATTTTGAAGACATACAATCAAAGGTAATGGGTAGATACTTTCCTTGGTTCTATTATGATACAATAGTAAAAGAATCCGAAAGAGGTCAAATAGGTAATCAATTTTTTAATATGCATATGTTATATGATAATGATAGACCAACATTTAATACATCTTTTGAATTAATGGATCCAATTTTGAATAAATTATTTCAACGTGATGATGATTTTAAGTTGAGAACTTTAGTAAGAGTAAAAATAAATTCATATCCAAATCAAAATAAATTTATTGAACATAGTATGCACCAAGATTTTCCACCTAGTAAACTACCATATAAGACGTGTCTATTCTGTTTAAACACTTGCGATGGATATACAAAACTTGAAGACGGTACTAAAATTGATAGTATTGCTAATAGAGCAATCTTTTTTGATCCAACTTTTGAACATTGTAGTACAAACACAACAGACCAACCACGGAGAGTTAATATAAACTTTAACTATTTTTAATATGATAATGACAGATAAAGACGCTGACGATTATTATAAAATGATAAAAGAACTAGAAGAAGAAAAAAGGTCTGCTAGAGTATTCTGTATTGGTAATGGTGAAAGTAGAATTGGTATAGATTTAAATAAGTATAAACAATTTGGTAAGATATATGGTTGCAATGCCATTTATAGAGATTATCCGAACTTATGTGATGTGTTAACTGGTGTAGACCACGGCATAGTCCACGAAATATACCACGCTGGTATGGCACAAAAGATACCTTGTTATTTTAGAAATTGGACTAAAGTACCTACTCAATCATATGACGCAGTTATGGAAAGTGGAGTACCTAAAGAAGATTTAGAACTAGCAAAGAACCTTGGTGGTATAGTCAGTAATGAACGTGGCGATAGTAAAGAATATGTTTTACACGGTGCTAATTTAAAAGGTGTAGTGAGTATATTAAAAAAAGATGGTGCAGTTACTAAACAAAATATCCTTAATTCAACAATCAAAGTCAGTTGGATAAAAGAACCAGATTATTCACACTCATTAGACGATATATGCGACCCTAGAGACCACGGTTGGGCGTGTGGACCTTCTTCTGGTTTGATTGCAGTTAAGAAAGAGAAACCTTGTGAAGTGTATATAATAGGACACGATTTATATAGTCATAATGATAAGATTAATAACATATACAAGAGTACCAAGCATTATACAGCAAAAGATAATAGTCCAACACCAGCTATTAACTGGATTAACCAATGGAAGACATTAATGGAGTGGTATAAAGACATACATTTCTATAAGGTTAATAGATATAATGATGGTAGAGATAAGGTAAATGGACCTATTGAAGAGTGGAAGAATTTATCAAATATTAAATACATAGATTATACCACGCTTGACAATATGCTCAAATAATGTTATATTAGAGATAATATAACTTGTATAAATAATAATGATCCCGATAATATAGGGAACACAAATACAACGAATATAAACATATAAGGAGATATACGAATATGGATTTTGAAACATTAAAATCATCATCAAGTAACTTTGATAAGATTACAAAGGCACTTGAAAAGAACCTCGGTCCCGAGGATCAAGCAAACAAAAATAAGTATCAAGACGATAGGTTCTGGAAACCAGAACTAGATAAAACTGGAAATGGTTATGCCGTTATCAGATTTTTACCTGCGTCTGAAAAAGAAGAAATGCCTTGGCAAAGAGTGTGGTCACACGCATTTCAAGACAAAGGCGGTTGGTACATTGAAAATTCATTAACAACTTTAAATGCTAAAGACCCAGTTAGTGAAGATAATACAAGATTATGGAATACAGGTGTAGATAGTGATAAGGATATTGCTCGTAAGAGAAAAAGAAAATTATCATATTATTCTAACATCTATATTGTTAGTGATCCAAAACATCCTGAAAATGAAGGTAAGGTATTCTTATACAAATATGGTAAAAAGATATTTGATAAGATATCAGAAGCAATGCAACCTCAATTTGCGGATGAAAAAGCAATCAACCCATTTGATTTTTGGAAAGGTGCAAACTTTAAACTGAAAATTAGAAAAGTTGATGGTTATTGGAACTACGATAAATCTGAATTTGAAGGAGTTACGCCAGTTGCAAGTGAAGACGCTAATATAAAAGCGATATGGGCGAAACAATATCCTTTGAAACCTTTTGTAGACCCTAGTAATTTTAAATCTTATGATGAACTCAAAGAGAAACTGAATAGGATAATTATGGGTACACGAAGCACCGAAACTGTTGAAACAGTTGACCTCCCACAACAGACCAATGGTCAGGTGAAAAGTACTAACGTTGTGAACTCTAAACCTGCTAGTGAGGAAGACGATACATTGTCTTATTTTAGCAAATTGGCAGACGAAGAGTAAACCTTTCTCTCTCAAATAAACGTTAAAACTTAAAGGGCACCTAGTAATAGGTGCCCTTTTTCATTATAAATAGTAGTATGGCAAATATATTTGGACCACTAAAAGATAGACAAGCGGGTGTACTAAAGTCAGCATCCTGGTATAGGAACGCTGTAGATAGTATAGCTAGTAAGGCAACTTCTACTGGTCTTATGCGACAAGGTAAATTAAATCAAAGACCTAGCGCAGGACGTTTGAATATGTATTTTTACGACCCTAAAACTAAAAAGAAACTACCATACTATGATACATTTCCATTAGTTTTACCAGTAGATACATTTAGAGGTGGTTTTGTAGGTTTGAACTTTCATTACCTACCATACATAATGAGATTTAGATTATTACAAGACATACAAAAATATGCTAGTAATACGCAATTTGATAGAACAACAAAGATAATGGCAACATATTCTACACTTAAAAATATACCTATGATTAAACCAACGATTAAGAAATATTTGTGGCGACACGTAAGGTCAAACTTTTTAAGAATAGACGCAGATGAAATGGCTATTGCAGTATATTTACCAGTACAACAATTTAAGAAAGCACCAGCTAGTAAAGTCTGGTCAGATAGTAGGAGAGCAATCTGATAAAAAATGGCAAAGAGAACATTATGGAGAGTTATGATAGTAAAATTAAGAATGTGGTACGCTGACGTTAGAGGACACCACGGACATAAATGGAACTACGAACCATCCGAGCATTATATGGGTAGACACAAAAGGAAATAGATATGGCAATATTTAGAGCAGGCAAACGTATCGGTAATATGGATATCCGAGTAGGACTTCCAAGAGATAGAACTTTAGATAACGTTGAAGGCGATAAAAGAATAAAAGAAAGACCATTAGGTGGTAATCAACAAACATCTATTGGTAGATTTATTTCTGAACTTAATGCTGG